TATTTAGGAGTTAAATCATGGCAACTTATACCGCCCATTCCGCTATTGGTCAGCGTGAAGACCTGACCGATGTTATCTATGACATTTCGCCGACCGAAACGCCTTTCATGTCGTCGATTGGCAAGACCAAAGCTACGGCTGTTTACCACGAGTGGCAGACTGACTCGCTGGCTGCTGCAACGACCAACAATGCTGCTGTTGAAGGTGCTGATGCTTCCGACGCTACTCTGTCTCCTACAGTTCGTCTTGGAAACTATACTCAAATCCTGCAAAAGACCATCAAGGTTTCCGGTACTCTGGATACCGTGAACAAGGCTGGTCGTAAGTCGGAAAAGGCTTATCAGCTTGCTAAGGCTTCTCAAGAGCTGAAGCGCGATCTGGAAACGATCATGCTGTCGAACCAAGGCCGTTCTGCTGGTGATAGCTCGAACGCTCGTAAGATGGGTTCGCTGCTGTCGTGGATCAAAACCAACTCGTCGGCTCAGACCAACGGTGCTGATCCTACGACCATTGGTGTTTCGACCCGTTCTGACGGTAATACCCGTACCTTCACCGAAGCACTGCTGAAGGAAGTCGTGGCAGAAGTGTTTACCTCGGGTGGTTCGCCAAAAGTTCTGATGGTTGGTGCTGCTGGCAAGCAGAAGGTTTCGAGTTTCACTGGTATCGGCGAGACTCGTTTCAACGTAACCGGCAACAAGCCTTCGACCATTATCGGCGCTGCTGACATCTATGTTTCTGATTTTGGCAACATGGCTGTGGTTCCGAACCGCTTTATGCGTACCCGCGATGCTCTGATCCTTGATCCTGAGTACGCAGCAGTTGCTTACCTGCGCCCGTTCCAGACGAACGAACTGGCAAAGGCTGGCGATGCTGACAAGACTCAGATTCTGGTCGAGTGCACGCTGGAGGTTAAGAACGAGGCTGCTCACGGCATCGTTGCTGACCTGAATATGTCTCTGTAATCCTTCACGCGAGTGATTTCCCTAGGGCTTCGGCTCTAGGGTTTTTTGAAAGGACTCCTTAGTGAACTTTCGGCAACAAGTGGTACATGCGGACGGTGATGGCGGCATTATCATCGAGACTAAGCAGGATGTAACAGACATCCTAAACGAAGTAAATGCAATTAGAGAGGAAGATAAGGCTAGAACTGGACATCTGAAAGAGTTTCACCACGTAGGAAAAATTCCCTTTACGGTTATTGATGAAATGAATAAGAAAGGGATAATGAAGGGTTTTGCGATAGTTGATGACGCAGAATTCGCTAAGTGGATGAATAGCGCAGAAGGTCAAGTCTGGAAAACTTATCGAGGAACTCTCTAATGTCTAAGAAAAAAGATAAGAAAGTAGTGAAGGGTGCTGTTGTAGGTGTTTGCGTTCCATGTAGGGATGAGGTTCATACAGGCTTTGCTTTTGACTTTGCTCGGATGGTTGGACATGACGTTAAACATCGTTGCAAGGATGAAAACAATGGGCTAAAGTTGTACACAATGGCAGGAACGCTGATATTTGACCAGCGTGAAGGTCTTGTGAAGGCAGCACTGGCAGAAGGTTGTACCCATGTGCTGTTTATTGATTCAGATATGCGGTTTCCTCCTGACATCATTAGCATAATGTTAAGTCGTGAGGTTCCGATAGTTGGTGTAAATGCTGTTACTAGGCGTAAACCTACTTTAAGTACGGCTCTTAATCTTGAGCTAACTAAGGATGACGATGGGAAAATTTCGGCTCATAAGTGGCTAAAAATTGACTCTCGTGGCAAGGATTACGTTGAACAGGTAACTGCGGTAGGTTTCGGCGCTGCTTTAATCAGCAAGGAAGTTTTTGAGGGTATGCCGAATCCTTGGTTCGATGTAGGTTGGGGAAGTCGTGGGATTATTGGTGAGGATGTGCATTTCTGTTTAAAGGCACTAGATCACGGATTCCATACATACGTCGATCATGGATTGTCTAAGTACATTGGGCATATCGGTACGTACGAATATCGATGGGATGATGTATTACCAACAGCCATCGAGGATCATAACAACGGGAAATAGTTATGGCATTTACGAGCTACAGTGAATTAAAGACTACGATAGCAAACTATCTAGCTCGTAGTGATTTGACAACACAGATTCCTGACTTTATCCGGTTGGGTGAAATACGCCTCCAGAGGGATCTTAGGACTCGTCAGATGCTGGTAGTAGCTACGGCATCAACCACAGGTGGTGATAGCACTGTAGGGCTTCCTACGGACTTCCTAGAGATGCGTGACATCCACCTGAACACCACTCCTGCTACGTCTTTGAATTATTTGTCTCCTAGCGCATTTTATGCAGGTTCTAGGACTACAGATTCAGGTAAGCCAGTGGATTACACTGTCTTGGGTTCTGAGATTCAATTGGCTCCTATTCCTGACACAAACTACACGCTTCAGATGTTGTATTACGCTAAACCAACAGCACTGAGCGACTCCAATTCTTCAAATGTATTCTTGGCTAACTATCCTGATGCTTTGCTTTATGCAGCATTGGGGGAGGCTGAACCGTATTTGATGAATGATGCAAGGCTCCAGACATGGGCTGCTTTGTATGACCGTTCAGTAAATGCAATATCTGTGTCTGACCAGTCTAGCGAGTACGGTGGTCAGTCTATGTCTATGTCTTATACGAGGTAAATCATGGCCGAAATGTCAAATTGGTTAGAGAACGCACTGATTAATGCGACTCTGCGTAATACGAGCTACACGAGTCCTACAACTACCTATCTGGCTCTGTATACGTCTGATCCTACTGATGCAGATACTGGCACTGAAGTGTCTGGTGGTTCATATGCTCGTCAGTCTATTACCTTCGGTGCTCCATCTAATGGCGCGTCAACTAATAGTGCGGCAATTGAATTTCCACAGGCTACTGGTTCATGGGGAACTGTGACTCATGTAGGCATTCGTGATGCTTCTACTAGCGGCAATCTTCTCTATCACACGCCATTGGACGTATCCAAAACTATTGCTAGTGGAGATATTTTCAAGATTGCAATTGGCAGCTTGAGCGTTACCCTTGCTTAAGGCTAAATAATGTTTGGCATTACAGCATTTTCGCAGTCTCCATTTGCTGATTTAGGGGACATTCAAGAGGTTCTTTTTGGAACCGCAAGCGTTAATGCTACTGCAACAGTAACTGCTGCTGGAATAAGGATTCAGACAGGAATAGCAGATATATCTGGTACAGCAACGGTTTCAGCCCTTGGTGGTGTTGTTTACTCTGGTGATGCTTCTATAAATGGAATAGCTACAGTAAATGCTGATGGGATAGCAATTTATAGTGGTGTTGCATCAATTACAGGTAACGCAGATGTTTCTGCTGTAGCAATAAGAATCCAATTTGCTGATGCAGTTATTAATGGAACGGCAACTGTAACTGCTGATGGCATAAGAATTCAATTAGCTAATGCTGATATTACTGCTGAGGCAATAGTTTCTGCTAATGGCGGTGTGATTTATCAGGGTGATGCTAGTGTTTTATGTGAAGCAATAGTTAGCTGTTTAGGTAATGCGATATTCTCAGGTAATGGCAGCATTAATGGGTCATGTGTTGTAACGGTTGATGGTCGAATTATTGGTGAAGAATGGGTAGATGTTCCTGTAGATGCTAATAATTGGACGAATCAATCTTCTAGTAGTGATGTATGGACTAATGTTGCTGCAAGTAGCGACAATTGGTCTGTAATTTCAAGCAATGACAATGAATGGACTGTTATTGCGAACAGTTCTGATAATTGGACGAGGCAATAAATGGCATTAGTTCTAGCGGATCGTGTAAAAGAAACATCTACTACGTCTGGTACAGGAACGCTGACGCTTGCTGGTGCTTCTACTGGTTATCGATCATTTGCTGCTGTTGGCGATGGAAATACTACCTATTATTCTATTGTTGATAATACTACTGGCGATTGGGAAGTAGGTTTAGGAACATATACTTCATCTGGAACTACGCTTTCTAGGGATACAGTTTTATCTAATAGTCTTGGAACGACTGCGAAGATTAACTTTGCTGCGAATATTAAGGATGTATTTGTTACTTATCCTGCTGGAAAGTCTGTTAATTACGACGCTTCTGGGAATATTACTGATTCTGGCAATCTGAACTTTACAGGTACAGGTAATCGCATAACCGGCGACTTCAGCAATGCGACTATTGCAAACCGAGTTCAATTTCAAACGAGCACGATAAACGGGAATACAAGTGTTGGCGCTATCCCAAACGGAACGTCCACAAACGCAAACTTTGTGGCGTGGGGTGCGGCTGATCCGACAAATGCTCCTTTTGCACAGTTAGTGATGACTGGAAGCGATGGTCAATTTCGGGTTGACAAGCTAGGTACAGGCACATACCTCCCCATGACCTTCTACACCGGAGGCAGCGAGAGGGTAAGGATTGATACCAGCGGGAATGTTGGGATTGGTACGAATTCGCCAGCAATTCCGTTGGATGTTGTCAGTGCTGCTGGTGCCATAGGTGTTCGTATCAGAGGGCGGGCATCTGATAGCACTTCTGGGATTCAGTTTACAAACAATACGTCGAGCGAAGAGACAGCAAGAATACTAGCTAATTCTGATGGCGCAATTATATTTAGTAACACTGCATCAGCTTCCGAACGGATGCGTATCGATGCAACAGGGAACTTCAAGTTCAACTCTGGTTATGGCTCAGTCGCTACAGCATACGGATGTCGTGCATGGGTCAACTTTAACGGAACTGCTAACACCAACCTGACCGGAACATATTCTCGAACTGGATCAACAGTAACTGTGACTGCTACAGCTCACGGTTTAATTGTTGGCAACAGTGTTTATCTTGACTTTACTTCTGGTACAGCAACAGATGGAACATTTACGGTAACGTCCGTTGCTGATGCTAATACGTTTACTATTACTCATGGTACATCTGGAAATACTAGCGGTAACGTTACATTAGTTCGCAGCACGATTAGAGCAAGTGGCAATGTGTCGAGTGTTTCGGATAACGGTGTTGGAACATATGCTGTCAATTTCTCATCGGCAATGCCAGATGCTAATTATTCAGCGGCAATAACTGTAGGAAACGCTTCAGTAACACGATATTTTCATGGAATGCCAGTAGCTCCAGAAGCAGGACATTTTAGGTTTATCACTGGAGATAGTACTGCTGCACAAGATATAGCACACCTTCATGTAGCCGTCTTCCGCTAATCAGGACAAACCATGTACCAAAGAATAATCTACCCTACTGATGATGGCGGCGTGGCTATCCTGATACCTACACCAGAGTGCTTGGCTGAGAGAACCATTGAAGAAATCGCAGCTAAGGATGTTCCTGCTGGCAAGCCTTACAAGATCATCAGCGCAACTGATATTCCAGAAGATCGCACCTTCCGCAATGCGTGGGAGGCAGTGATTGATGAGCCTGACGGTGTTGGTGCGGAGAGTAATGAGTTCCAACCGCTTCCTGAGCCTGTGGAGGAAACAGAATGATTGTGGTGAACATAGATAAGGCCAAGGCGATAGGCCACGACATTCGCAGAGCCAAGCGTGAGGAGGAGTTTGCTCCGTTGGATGCGGTCATTATGAAGCAGATTCCCGGCAAGGATGCTCAGGCAGCAGAGGCACAACGGCAAGCGATACGGGACAAGTACGCAGAAATTCAGGTTCATATTGATTCGGCACAAACCCCAGAAGACATTAAAGCCGCTTTAGGCATGGATTAAATAATGGCAAAACAAAAAATTATTTTTGGAGAATGGTTGCCAGATCAGCCCGGGGTTACTGGTGCTGTTACTGAGGCAGTTAATTGTTATCCTGTAACTAACGGATATGCTCCATTGCGTGATGCTGCTGATTATTCAGATGCTGCTGGAGAAACATTAATTGTTGCTTTTTCTGGGAAATCTGCTGGTGCTTCTACTCTTTTTGCTGCTAGTGCTACTTCAATTTATAAATTTGATTCTAATGATGCAAGTTTGGATGCTGTAAAGACAACATATTCAAACATTGAGTCATGGGATGTTACGCAGTTTGGTTCAAAGTTAATTCTAGCCAATGGTGCATCAAAACTTCAATATTGGGAGTTAGGTGTTTCAACTACGGTATCTGATCTTGACTCTGCTGCTCCTACTGCCAAATATGTAACTGTTGTACGTGATTTTGTTGTGGCTGCTAATGTTGGCGGTGATGAAAACAAAGTTTATTGGTCAGATATTAACGATGAAACAGATTGGACTCCTAGTGCTGCTTCTCAATCTGATACGCAAGTAATTCCTGATGGTGGTGATATTACAGGTCTTGCTGGTGGTGAGTATGGTCTTATATTTATGGAGCGAGCAGTATTTAGGATGAGCTATGCAGGAAGTCCTTATTTCTTCCAGTTTGACGCTATCTCTAGGTCTTTAGGATGTATTTCTAGTGGTTCAATTACTCAATTTGGTGGATTAACATATTTTTTAGCTGATGATGGATTTTATGTTTGCGATGGTCAGTCTGTAAAAAATATTGGTGTTGAAAAAGTAAATCGTTGGTTTTTTGATAATGCAATTCCAAGTGAAATACCAACATCAATGAGTGCGACTGTTGACCCAGTAAGAAAATTAGTAATTTGGAATTTTAAAAATACTATGGGTGGTCGTTATTTGCTGTATTACTCAATTGATTTAGGCAAATGGAGTTATGCAAATACTGATATTTTATCTATTTCTTTTGGTGTAACCCCATCTGCTACGCTTGAGCAAGTTGATAACTACAGCGCAAGTATTGATGCTCTTGATATTCCTTTAGACTCTCGTGTTTTTGCTGGTGGACAATTATTAGCTTTAGGTACTCGTGAGCAAAAAATTGTGGCGTTATCTGGAGAATTTAAATCTGCCTATGTTGTTTCAGGCGATATTGATATTGGGCGATCTACTGTTACTTTAGCAAAACCAATTATTGATAATGGCACCGGTTCTGTTTCTATTGCAAGCCGCACATTGCTAACTGATTCTGTTGAGTTTGGAACTGCTGTTAGTGCTGATTCAGAAAATAGGTGTTCTTTGCGGTCTAATGGAAATTATCATCGGATTAAAGTAAGTCCAACATCGTCTAACTGGAAAACATTGGTTGGCGTTGAGATTGATATTACGCAACAAGGTACTCGATGACTCGCAACGTACAGTTTAGAACGCTTCCTGTTTTTGGAGCTTCAGAACGAGAGGTTTCTGAGGTTGTTCGTGGGATTATGGATGGCAAAACGAACAATACAGGGCTGATTACGCTTGCAACTGGGAATGTCACTACAACTACTCTTTACGACGAGCGTATAGGGCTTGAGAGCCTGATTTTATTCACGCCTGTATCTGATGCTGCTGAAGCTGATGCTGCTCCGTATGGGGCTTTTCAGGACTCTACAGACCAGACTGCTGCAAATACGACTACAGCTTATGCTGTTACATTTAATGCAACAGATTACTCAAGTGGGGTTTATCTTTCCAATAGTTCTAGGCTAAACGTTAGGAATTATGGGATTTATAACATTCAGTTTTCGATACAGTTTAAGAATACGACTAACGATACTCAGGATGTAGACGTTTGGTTTAGGAAAAACGGTTCTGATATAGCTGGTTCAAACAGCCGATTTGGTATGCCAGCTAGGAAATCATCTGGTGACCCGTCACACGTTATTGCTGCAATGAATTTGTTTGTTGAGCTTCAGGCCAATGATTACGTTGAAATTATGTGGCGACCGTCTGATACTGGGGTTTCAATGGAACATTACGGAACAAGCACGACTCCTGATAGGCCAGCAGTACCTAGTGTCATTGCTACTGTAAACTATATTGCTCCATCTGCAACAAGCAATGTATATGTTTCATCAAAGCAACGAGGTCAAGCTACGATTACGCACTGGGCTAACAATACTGCTGACAAAACGTATGGTTATGTGATAATTGGTTAATGGAATACAAATACATCGATCAGCAAGAGCTTAGAAAATGGTGGGCTACGATTAAGCCCGGTTTGGACAAGATTAAGACAAGAAGTCCTGAAAATTGGATTATTGAGGACGTTTACACAGATTGCTTTAATCAAAGGTCTTTGCTGTTTGTGTTGATAGAGAACAACCACTATAAAGGCTTCTTTATCCTACAGCCGATGGGTGAAACATTGCATTTATGGGCTGCTTATTCGTTAGAAAATAGTTATGAAGTTGTTGAAAATGCTTTAAAATATATTAAAAATATGGCATTGTCAGCAAATGTCAAATATATAACATTTTCTAGTCATAGGCGGGGATGGGATAGAAGGGCGGCATCTTACGGGTTTCGTCCTAAACAGTGGATATGTGAGGTGTAATATGGGCGGTGGCGGCGGTGGTGGAACCACTAGAACTACGACAAGTATTGATCCAGCAATCAAACCGTATGTAACTTACGGTCTTGAAGAAGGTAAGCGGCTTTATGAAAGCGGAACCCCTTCATTTTTTCCCGGTCAGACTTATGTAACGCCTTCTGAGGCTACTCAACGTGCTCTAGGAATGGCAGAGCAACGTGCTTTGGGTGGATCTCCTCTTACTCAAGCGGCTCAAGCTGAAACTCTGGCTACGATTCAAGGTCGTGGTGTTAATCCATTCCTAGCTGGTGCTTTGGAACAAACTAATCGCCTGGCTGGTGAGCAATTTAATCGCAATATCCAAAATCTTCAATCTCAAGCATCATCGATGGGTCGTTATGGCTCGTCTGCGATGGGTCAGCAAGCTGGAACTGCTCAGGATATTTTTGCTCGTGCATTGGCTGAACAAGGCGGTCAATTAGCGTATCAGAGTGCTGAAGCTGAACGTCAGCGTCAAATGGCTGCTACTCAAGCTGCCCCATCTATGGCTGCACAAGATTATGCAGATATTCAGCGTCTATTGACTGTTGGCGGTGCTCGTGAACAACAGCAACAAGCAGTTCTTCAGGATGCAATGAATCGATTCAATTTTGAACAAAATCTACCTCAGATGAAGCTAAGTCAGTTTGCTAATTTGTTTAGCTCTGTACCTCAAGGAAGCCAGACTGTTCAATCTACTCCATCGGGGGGCAAATAATGGGTGATCCTGTAACTATGGCTGTTGTTGGCGGCACTATTGGCGCTGCTGCAAATAGGAAGGATCCGCTTAAGGGTGCTTTGATGGGTGCTGTTGGTGGTTATGCTGGTGGCGCGATGTTTCCCACGGCTGGAAGTATTGGTGCTGCACAAGGTGCTAATGCAATGATTCCCGGCGTTCAGGGTGGCATGGGTGCTCTTGCTGGTGAATCAACCGCATTGACTGGTGCTTCTGGTGGCCTTGGCGGTATTTTTGGCGGGATGAATATTCCGAACACATTTACAGGTATTGGTAAAGATCTTAGTGCTGCAAATACTTGGATGAAAGAAAATCCGCAAATTTCGCAACTTGCTCTGCAAACAGCGCAGTCATCAATGCAGCCTCAGCGACAAATGACAATGGCTCCTGCTGGACAAGTAAGCCGCAACCAGATTCAGCCTATGGATTACATGAGTCTACTTAATCCACAGCAGAATGTAATTCGTCCACCTGTTGCTTCTCTTATTTAGGTGATGTATGGCTATTTCTGATTATATCCCTAACGTATTCGGTGCAAATCCAACAGCCTATCAAGGGCTTTTAGGCGCTGAAGATGCCGCTGCACTGACAAAGCAATCTAACATTGCTGGTCTATTGGGTGCTGCTGCTACATTGGCAACTGGTATGGGTTCACAAGGTCAACGACGTTCTGCGCTTCAGAATGTTCTAGGTGCTTTAGCTGCTGGCTATGGTACGGCTGGTCAGGCTTATGGTGTTGGCATTGAGCAGATGGCTAATGCACAAAAGCTGGCTCAGACTAAGCTACAGATGCAGCAAAATATTCAGGCTCAACAGGCCATAAACAATATGTTGGCTGATCCTGCAATTGCTAACGATCCTGCTGCGATTGCATATATTCGTTCTAATCCTGCTGATGCTATCAAGGAATACGCTCAAATTAACGCATTTAAGCGTCAGCGTGAGCAGTTTATGCCTAAAGCTCCTGCTGTTCAACCAACAGAGCCTATAGTAGAAGATTCTCCAGTAACCGTTACTGGTCGTTCTGAGATTGCTGACCTTGAGCGTCAGATTCAAGAATCATTAGCTGATGCTTCTGCATTTAGGGCTATTCGTAAGCCTACTGAGGCAGAGGCTTCTGTGCGTATGGCTGAACGTCTGCGTGAGCGTCAACAGCAGTTGATGGCTGCTGATGTTGATATTCAAGACCGTATTGCTAAGGCTCCTGAACAATTCAAAGGGCAATACCAAGCACTTGCACAATTAAAAGACTCTTTAAAGCCTAATGAATTTGCTTCTGCTCTGCAAAAGGTAGATCAGGCTGTTCTTGAATCTAGTAAACAGTACAAGTATGACGGTATTGTTGGTCAGTATGCTTATAATACTTTTGGAACTAATGATGCGACTAAGCTGACTCCTGAGCAAAATAGAAACATTCTGGCATTTGCTAATGCTCCAACTCAGGCAGATCAGACGAAGATTGCTATTGATGCACAGAAACTACAGTTTGAAACTGGTAAGGCTCCTGCATTGCCTACCTCTCGTGAGGCTATGTTAGGCGGCGCTCCTGCGCAAGCACAGCCAACTGTTCAACCTGCTCAAGCTCCTACGATTGTTCCTAGAGACCAGATTCCTGCACCTCAAATTGCTCCAGAGATGCAGCGTACTAGAGAAACTCAACCAGCATCGCAAAAGCCATCTCAGCAAGTTGTTGACATTAAAGTAACTCCGCTTATCAACCAGCCTGATAATAAGGTTCCGTTGAAGCGTAAACAAGAGTTGCTTGCTAATCAAAACTCAACTATTGGGCTTGCAAACTACACGTTAAAGAATGTTGTTGATTCTCGTGATTCTGCTCAAAAGCTGTTAAATAACCCAGAATATCTAAAAGCACTTTCTGGTGTAACTGCTCCTGCTTTGGCTAAGGTTCCTGGTACTACTGCATATACCGCTAATGAGCTTTTAAAGAATCTGCTAGGACGTTCTTTTGTAAATGAACTTCAGCAAATGCGACAGGCATCTCCTACTGGTGGTGCTGTTGGTAACGTAGCTGTTGCTGAAATGGAAAGTCTTTCTAAGATTCAGTCTGCACTTACTGTTGGAATGAAAGAAGGTGAATTGCGTAAACAGTTACAGCAATACATTAATAGTTCAAAACGCGCAATTAAGACAATTCCTAACGAATATGCTCGTACTTATGGGTATCAAGGTGAGTTTGATGATGTTTTGACTGGCGGTGTTGTGTCACAGCCTTCTGGCCTTCCTGCTGGCGTAACTGTTAAAAGGAAAGGTAGCCCGTAATGGCTAAGTTTACTTACGAGGTCAATATTCCCGGCTCAGGTACATTTGAAGTTGGCTCAGATGTTGAGCTTACGGATCAGCAAGCTTATGAATATGCCACTCAGTCCATGCCCCCTAGAACTGCTACACAAGAGCTTGGACGTAGCCTTGGCATAACTGCTAGGGGTGTTGCTCCTGTGGCTGCTGGAGCCGCTCTAGGCGCTCCATTTGGCCCTGTAGGGATGATGGCTGGCAGTATGGCTCTACCTGCTGCTGAACTAGCTACTCAAGCCGCTAATGTAGTTCTCCCACAGCAATATCAGATTCCATCTCCGGCTGGTGCTGTAGAGAATTTGTTGACTCGTCTAGGTTTGCCACAAGCTGAAACTGGCCCTGAAAGAATGGCTCAGGCTGCATCTGGCGCTTTGGTTGGTGTTGGTGGTCAGATTGTTGGTTTACCAACATTGGCTAGAACAGCAACTACTGAACTAGGTCGTAAAGTTGCAGAAATGCTGTCTCAGTCTCCGGGGCGTCAATTGGCTGCCGCTGCTCCTGCTGCTGCTGTTGCTCAAGGCGTAGGTGAAGAATTTGGCCCATTGGCAGGTGCTGGTGCTGGCGCATTAACTGGCTCTGCATTTGGCGTTGGTGCTCGTCCTAGAGTTGGCCCTACCGCTGAAGAATTGGCTGCTAAGTCTAGTCAATTGTTTAAGCAAGCAAAGCAAGCTGGTATTGCATTTAGCACTCCAAGATTTACTCAGAAAATGGCTACTGTAGCGGCTGATCTTCGTAAAGAAGGTTATACGCCTACTGCTTATCCTAAGATTGATGCTGCATTGCAAGAGTTAACTAATCCTGCAATGCGTAAGGATTTCACAGAACTTCAAGCGCTCCGCAAGGTAATTCGAGGTGCTCAGGCTAGTTCTGATCCTGCTGAACGTCGTTTGGCTACGATTCTCAAAGATCAATTTGATGATTATGTCGCTAACGCTCCTGTTTCAGATATTCTTGGCACTAACACTAAGACAGGAACTACTCTCTGGAAACAAGCAAGAGGTGAGTATTCCAAGCTAATGAAAGCTGACGTATTTGAGAATATGCTTGAAAATGCTCAACTTGACCAGAGTAAGTTTACGGCTTCTGGCGCTGAAAACTCGATGGCTCAACAGCTTCGTCAGTTGGCTAAAAACGATAAGAAAATGCGCTTATTTACACCAGCAGAGCAAGCTGAAATTAAAGCTGCTGCTAAAGGTTCTACGGCTCAAAACCTCTTAAAGTTCTTTGGGCGTTTTGCTCCAACTGGCCCTGTTAGTGGAGCATTTGCGGGTGGCGCAACAGTTTACGAGCCTACTGTTGGTATTCCTTTGGCTTTAGGTGCTGCTGCTGCTAGAGGTGGTGCTACAGCAATGCGTAGACAGTCTGTAGAAAGGCTTGCAGACATGATGCGGTTAGGTGCTGTTCCTCCTAAAAATATCCCTGTTTCTGCTATCACTGGTGGTCGCGGTCTATTGGCTCCACAAGTTCCTTTAGATGTGACTTCTGAGCAACTTCAACAGATTTATGGGCAATAATCATGGCAAAGAACAAAGTTAGCGAATGGTCAGCTACAGCGTCAAATAATACCGATATTTCAGGAATTAACATTGCTGAAGGCTGCGCTCCGTCAGGTATTAATAACGCTATTCGTGAGCTTATGGCTCAGGTTAAGGATATGCAGACAGGTGCAGACGGTGATGGCCTAGTCGTAGGTGGCGCGTTTACAGCATCTGGTGCGGCTGTATTTAGTTCTACTGTTTCTGCTACTGGCGCTGTTACTTTAAATACTGCATTAGGTGTTACTAGTGGTGGAACTGGAGTTAATTCAGTTACTACTGGAGACATTCTTTATTCAAGTGCTGTAAACACTATTTCTAAATTAGCTGCTACAACCACTGGTAATGTTCTTTTATCTGGATCTACTCCATCATGGGGAAAAGTTGCTTTAACTAGTGCTGTTTCTGGAGCATTGCCAGTAGGTAATGGTGGAACTGGTGCAACTACATTAACAGATAAAGCTGTTCTTATTGGATCCGGAACTAGCACTATTACTTCTGTTTCCCCGGGGTCAGATGATAATGTATTGATGTCTGATGGAACAAGTTGGACATCTGCCCCAATATCTACAATATCAGCATTTGATAAATCACATGGTACAAATGGTTATCAAAAATTCCCCGGTGGATTAATGATTCAATGGGGATCAGTTACATTAGGTTCTGGTTCAGGTCAGTCTTTTAATTTTCCTACTGAATTTCCAAATAATTGTTTTTTTGTTATTGGATTGGAAAATGGTGCTGATACAACCTCTAATTTACCAGCAACAACAATAACCAAAACGGGCGTAAGTAATATAAATCCAGCATCAAGTGGTACTTATATCTGGCTTGCTATTGGAAATTAATTATGGAAAAGATTGAGCTTACTGATGAGCAAATCAACCATATAGCAGAAAAGGCTGCTGAGGTTGCTTTCAAGAAGATCTATGAAGAAGTGGGGCGCTCAGTAGTCAAGAAGATATTCTGGATTATTGGGGTTGGCTCATTAGGGCTTCTTCTTTGGATGGGTGGTAACGGGCATCTGCCAAAGGGGTAAAAGATTGACCCTATTACCATTGCTGCTGCGTTTAAAGCCGCCACGACTGCCATTGATTTGTGCAAGCGTGGCGTTGCTTTATATAAAGAAATAAAAGCAACGGCTGGTGATGTTTATGATGTTATTGAAGATTTAAAGTCTCAGTTTCACAAGATAAAAGACCCGACTCCAGAACAGAAAAAGAAATACAACGAAGAAGTTAAGAGAGTTCAGGAGGTAGCTAAAACGCACCCACAAGACGCTTTAAACAGTATCTGGGATCATTTGGGGAACTTTATTGATGAGTATGATCGTCTTTGCAAGGCATTTATTGAAGAAGAATCTAACGCAAGGAAGCTATACAGAGGCGACGAGTCTTTAGCTAGACGAGCTTTAAGAAGAATTCAGATTAGAACACAATTAGATTCAATGTTAGCAACAGTACGTGAGGAAATGGTTTACAACACTCCACCAGAATTATCAGATGTTTATACGCGGTGGGAAAAGATGTGGCAGCAAATCGTTCATGAGCAGAACGAGGCATTAGCTGAAGAATTAAGAAAGAATCAGATCATCCAATGGCGACGAAACCGAGCAATAAGCAAAGCAAAGGCTCTGGCAACATGGATTGGGGCAATCCTGTTCGTCCTAGCATGGATGTGGGGCGTTCTAATTCTAATAAGGACGAGTCAGACGTATCAATTGTTATCGTACTTTGTTTAGCAATAATGGCATTAACATTTGTTGTTGCTATTCCTTTATTGGGGATGGCATATTTGGATATGCACAATGCAACAACGGTAGCTGTACAAGAAATAAAGAAAATGCGCGAACTAAGGTCTAAGTTTTTAATGGATTTAAGGGGAGAGTAATGCTTACACTTTTGTCAACTTTGGGTGGTTATATTGTTGCGTTGTTTCCAAGAATATTTGATGCAATGCAAGATCGTGCTGACAAGAAGCATGAGTTAGACATTCTCCATATGCAGATGCAGCAACAGCTAAGACTGACAGAAAAAGGTTACTCTCCAGCGGATAAGACGGACGAGATTCGTGCTAACGATGAGCAGGATCATCAACAGTACATGGCTCAGATGGGCATGATCTATAACAATCAAGAGAAGCTATTAGAAAACGCTTCTCAGTGGGTTAAGGACATGACTGCTGCTACCCGTCCTTTCGTCACGTTTATCTTTGTTTTTGAACTTGTCCTAATTAATCTTTTAACAATGCTATGGATATTTGTTCATGGCGACAAAGTTACATCTATTGGCGAATTCATTGATATTATGAAAATAGTATTCGATGAGGAAGAAATGGCATTGTTGGGGACTATTATTGCTATGTGGTTTGGTTCTCGTGGGAACTCTAAGAAATGAAGCTACCAGAGGCGACAATCGCAATGATCAAGCATCATGAGGGCGTTCGTAACAAGCCTTACAAATGCCCTGCGAAGCTTTGGACTATCGGTGTCGGCCATGTTCTGTATCCTGAACAGGGAAAGATGCCGATAGGTGAGAGGGATAAGTTTGCACTCAAGATTGAGGACTTCCGTGTATTCTCAAAAGACGAGATCGATAACATTCTTAAAAAAGACTTGGAGCGTTTTGTCACTGGCGTTCTTCGTTATTGTCCTGATAACCTTAACGAAAATCGCTTGGGAGCGTTGGTTTCTTTTGCGTTCAATGTTGGGCTAGGAACGCTTCAGAGATCGACTCTGCGTCAGAAGCATAACCGAGGCGACTTTGAGGGTGCTTGTGCTGAGTTCATGAAGTTTACTAAAGCTGGTGGGAAGGTCTTACCAGGCCTTGTAAAGCGTCGTAATGATGAAGTGGCTCTGTATAGGGCTGAACCTAAATAGGTGTAATTATGGATGACTTTTTTAAATCATTAACAAACATGTTAGTTGGCGCTGGTATTAAAGGCTATGGTGCTATTGCAGATCGTAGTCAAATGCCATCTAATAAGCGTATCTATTTAGAAACATTCGCTGATAACAATACTTCTCCAATTACTGAGAAGAATTTTAATCAAGAGGAATTAATGCGTATTGGCGAAATAATTAAAGCCAAACAAGCAGCCAATCCACAAGCTACAGAAGGCTATATTAAATATAAAGATTATGCTGGATTTTTGACACCTACAGAAACTTCTCAGCAATCTGGTGTTGCTGCTGGAGAAAGAAATCCTTATGAAAATATTCGCACTACTTTAGGTCAATTTAATTACAAAATTGATCCTAAAACTGGCAATGTTTCTGTCAATGATGTTTATGACTTTAATCGTCTTAATAATAAATTGTATAACACTATGTCTCGTGGCGATTATGTTGTCAATTCTCTTGATCCTTATGCAATAGCTAGGATGTATGGAGAGGCAAATATGCCCGTCGGAAAAGGTCGTCCCGTTAGTATTCAAATACCGGGATTGCTTGGACGATGAATCCATATTTTATAGCTGGAAGCATTGTCGCTATTGTCATGGCTTATGGTGTAGGTCATTGGCAAGGCGATGATGCTGGTCAGGCTAAGGTACAAGCTAAATGGGATCAGGAGAAGGCTAAATTGGCTGAGGAATATGCGGCTAATGTAGCTACGATGAGGCAACGTGAGCAAGCTATGACTGAAGCATCAGCGGTCATTATGGAGAAGAAGAATCATGAATTACGGGAAATTAACGCTCGTGCTACTGCCTTGTCTAACAGCTTGCGCCAGCGCCCCGAGCGCACCGAGAGTAGTAACGTGTCCAGTACCACCACCTCTTGTAGTGGAGCGAGTGGAAAGGAATTGGCAAGAGGAGATGCAGAATTTCTTGCAGGGTACAGTACCGACGCAGCAAGGCTCCAAGCAGCCTTAAACCAGTGTCTCGCTCAGTAT